AGTCATGCCATATTCTTTTAGAAAATGATTTAAAGTTTTAATGTCTTTAAACTTCATCTTCGCAATCCTTTGTTAAGTGCTTTTACTCTTCTACTTACTGCACTAAATCTTTTAGTTCTGTTTGCTTTACGTGACATCCTGGTGCCAAATTTTGCTTTTGTTCTTTTCATACTTAGACGTTTTTTCATATCTATAGGCGCACTACATTGACTTGCAGTTTTTACAATCCTGCCTTTTCTTCTGCCTGAAGTGCATCTTACACCACGTGTAACTTTACTACCAGACTTTCTCCAAACTAGTCTGGCTTCTGTGATGTCATCTGAAAATTCATCTAAACGCATTATGATAATACTCTAAAAATTAATCCACCTACTGTGGCTATAAGTGTGGTTACTGTAACACCCACTATTGCTACTATCCAGCCTTCTAACTTGTTAAGCCGTGCTTTAGTATCGTCTTTAAACTCTCTTAGCTCTGTGGTAATATTTTCTATACGCAACATATCTGCAATGATATGAGCTTCTAAATTACCAGTGTCAGTATACTTTTTAGCCTGTTTTTCTATTTCGTTGTCTACTTTTTTTGGCATAATTTATACCTATAATAAATCCTGTTTACTAAATTCCATATTAATTGTGTTTTTGGTATCTATTGTGCCACCATTTAATACAATGTCATGTAATTCATCTGTTAATGTGGTAATACTATGTACACCTTCCCTTTCAAACGCAAATTTAAAAATCCAACCTGCGCCACTTAATGTAGGTGCGCCATAGTTCTCTAATAAATTTTGTCCTGTACCATTTAGCTCTACAGGATTATTCATAACAACTGGTTGTGCTCTTAATCCTATTACCTGTACAACACATTCAAAATCTTTTTGTGTGTTATCTGAGTAATCTCCTGTTCGTGTAATGTCTAAAGTAGTAAACAAGGTGTAAAATTCTATATTACCGGTAACAACTTCTGAACTTCCCATTGCTCCTGATCTTGCTATACTCATGTGTATCTCTCCTATGTATCAGTATTTATCACTTTTTACTGATTGGGATCTACACTATGGATTTTAGTTTTTGAATTTGTAGGTAGTGCCAGGAACTTTACGCTCGTCAATTAAGGTTTTTTCTGTTTCTGAATCACTATAATGATATGAACTATTATTTGTATTATTTGTATAACCAATATAAAGTGTTAGTCTTTCGAAATCATCTGAAGGAATATTAGGTCTATGATGTATTCTAGCATCCATCATTATTAACCTATTGAATTTATTGTCTATATGTATGTCATACTCTGTATGCTCTGCTAATCTAAAATCTAAATCTAAATCTGCACCTGTTTTTGTAGACCTAACAATAAATCCATTATCGCTAGGATCTGAATTTTCTTCGTCTGGGGTCAAAAATAATATACCCACGTTGTAAAAATTTGGTCTAGGTAATTGCTCTGCCCATAAATCTGGGTGGGTAGGGATATTATCTCCTTTGACATACCTGTTAATAAAAGATCTATTAAAATGTTCTGGTGTTGTTCTGATATCCCATTTTTTGAAAACCTCTAAGGGCCAGCCAGAATCCCAATCAAAAACAGAATTTCTAGTGTCATTGTCTATTGGAGATACTTTAAATTTAGGCATATACCATTGCTTTTCAGGACCTGTGATAGTTTCATCAAATGCTGTGGGTTTAAAAGTAATGGTGTTATTTCTGGCTTCAAGCCATTGATCTACTACATGATCTGGCATTACATTGTCGAATACCATGACCTTGTAACCGTCTACCTTAAATTCTTCAACAAAATCAGCCATAAAATTTATTTATAAAAAAAGCAGGCATGAAGCCTGCTTTTTATGTGGCGTGTTACCACGTCCCTAAGGTAGTTGGGATTCTATATTAACCAAAGGTTGCTACTAATGTAGTACCTGTGATTGAAGGTGTTGCGCCTGCGCCTTGTAAAGCGATGTGACAACCGTCATTTGCTACGTCATTTTCGATACCTGCAACAATAAATCCTTCATTTTGTGCTTCTAAACATGCCGCCGCAACTGAAACAACTGAAACGTCTGTTACTGAAAGAATATGTGTATTGGGTCCTAGTCCGTTCGCCGCTCTAACTGCCGCATTTGGGTTTGATTGTGCCATTATATTTCTCCTAATATGTACGGGCTTTTCTTTTGCCCTATGTAATTATTTATCTTTTTAGCCAAGAAAAAAGGCAGTATAAACTGCCTTTTCCTTAATATTTTTAAAATTCTTAGAAACTTACGTCTGCAATAACGTGACCTGAAATATCACCGTTCGCTAAGTTGTCGCCGCCTTCAACAATCATGTTTACGACTGCTTGACTACCTGCTGTGAAGTCACCAATTTTTAATACTGTAAGATTTAAGTTTTGTACTGAGCTAACCAATGCATCAAATTGTGTTTGGGAGATGTTACCTGATTGCTGAGTAAAACTCTTTAACCATACATCTTTACCAATAAATTCTCCAGCGGCTGAGCCTCTTCTATCTACTTGTGCCATTTTATTCTCCTAAATATAAGTGGACATTGTCCTATGCAATTATTTATCTTTTTAGGGAGGTTTTTTAATAAAAAAAGTATGTTTTTATTATTTTTTTGTTACTTTAGTGTATGAATCAGCCGCCGCCATGCCTGCTTTAAAGGGATCTAATACTCTTTTCCTAGGCTCTGATGCGTATCTTTGGAATGCTTTGAAAGCGTCACTACCTGGTTCAAATTTGTATGGAGTTCCAGTTGGAGCAGGAGGTGCTGTTGGAGGTGGTGGAGTATCTGTTTTCTTGTCTTTGTCTTTTTTCTCTGGTTTTTCAGGTTGCTTAGGCGGTTCTTTTGGCGCTTTACCCTGAGCTTTTTTGTTTACATCTTGTAAAATTTGATAGTATGCCTGGTTCACTGCATCAGCAGGTTCAACACCACTATCTTTTCCTGATTTGCCTAATACTGAATTTGCTTTTTGTATAACATCGCCAAGAGTAATTCTGGCGTCCCAAGCACTGCCCATTGATATTTTCAATGCTCCGGCCGCTTGATCCACTGTTTGTCTTTCTACTAAAACTATTTCACTAATAAGCATAATACTATTTATCTAAAAGACTTATTAGTGAAGAATACAGTTCGCTCGATCTGCCGCCACCAAAACCTCTTCTCTTGATTTCTCTTATAAGTTGTTTAAGAATATCTTGTTGTTCCCCTGATGATTGGTTTGGCCAAGTGGTTATACTTCTCCTCCAGGTAAAGAACCTAGGATCAGATATCTTTAATTGTTTTTCCAGTCTAAAGAAATACGAAATTACTTCTGCTGATGTTGGGTTACCCAAATACATTTTTCTTAAAAACTTAATGTGTTGATCAGAATGAAATTTACAACCATTTAAAAATGCTTTACTGTTTTTGGGATCACGCATGTTTACATGATCATTTGCAGGGTTTAATATCTGATATGCTAACAAGTATAAATCACTACCGTGAGTTCTAAATAAACTGTAAGTGGAATACATTGTGGTTTTCTTTGCAAATTTATTTGCTACAGACACTGTATCTTTTTCATTGTGTAGTAAATATAATGCTAGGTTTAAAAGGTAAAATAAATCAGCCACCTCTTTGCCATCCAGTGTACTAAAACCTCTGGTTGCTCTAAACAATCTGGACTCTGATAATTCTTTGTCTATTAGTTGAAAGCCTTCGTTCGTGGGCCACGGACCCCAATGTTTATACTGATTAATTAATTTTGCTGTTTCCTGAGCTGTATATGTTTTTATATTACTGGGATCTGCTATACCATAATATAAATCTTTTTGTACACCGTTTCTGAACATTTCACCCATTTCACCTTTATGGTTATTGCTTACGTCCCAAACCATGTTGCCTTTTTCTACCCAAGCATGTCCATATGGTCTGCCTATGCCTGGTCCACCCAGTCTAGGCAAAATATCTGCATGTACTAATACTTTTGTTTTATCATTGAACAATACTTCTTTTGCGGCCGCTTCATAGCAATCTCCGTCTACCCTGACACTTTCAGGTAATAACGTATTCATCTTTGTACTGCTCTATTAGCTCTACTAAAAAATTCTCTACCTACTAACTTAATATCGCCTTCAGGATGTGCCATTACATATCCTTCACCACCGGCATCTCCTGCTATGTGTTGCTTTACATCTGTATCTTGTTTATCAAATTGTTGTATAATATAATCTTTTACTCTAATTATAGAGCTAACAGTTTCCCATAATACTTTATATGCCTGTTGATGCTGTGAAATATATTCTAACATTCTTTCCTGCTTTCTGCCACTAACTCTAGAAGTTGATAACCATTGTGGGAAGTCTGCACCTAGTCCTTGCATACCTGTATCTACTTTGCTGTTAATATAAGTATAAAGAACTTGTGGGAAATCTGTAAGTTGTAAACTTCTGAGAGTTTCAGGATTTAATAACTCATCTAACTTTGAGCTATTTTTGTTAACAATACTTTCTAACTTGTCTAAAATATTAGATTGTATCTGAACGGGCTTTGCAGTATATACTGGAGGCATAACTAACAAATCTGATCCCTGAAAAATATCTAGATCTGTCAATTCATACTCTTCACCATCTTCAGTAACCTGTCTGTGGATAACTACACCTGCATTACTAGCACCTATTTTTTTACCTAGCTCTGAATCAGCGTCAACTTCGTATGTAACTAATTGCGGAGTAAATGAATATTTTCCGTCTAAAAGCTCAGGCGTATTAAAATACAACATATCTCCCTTAAAATAACCTATATAATCGTTTGGTATTGCTTTTTCAAACTCATCGAATACGTGACGCATTCTGACTGCAAATGCCTGATATTTAGGATTGTCTGCATTCTTGCCACCACTTCTGGCTAACAACAAGTCTTGTAATTCTTTACCACTAGTTGCTTTACCATTATAAGTTTTAGCACTAAAACCACTTTTATCTGTAAAAACAAATTGTCCTTGAGGATTTCTGCCAAATATTACTGCTGGTGAACCGTCCCATTTAAGACTAACTGATTTATGTGATTTCCCTTCTAGACTTCTTAGTGCTTGTATAACACGTTTAGCACCAGCACTACCTTCCCAAAAGATGATATCCTCTGCGTGTTGGATACGAGCACCTTCTAGTAAGTATGTATTTTCTACTATATTGAATTTCATAACAGATCTTCTGGGACACCTATGTCTTTAACTTGGTTATTATCAGCAAAAC